GCGTCGCTCCTCGAAGAAGACGGCCAGCTCACGAAATCAACCCTCATGGAAGAAAAAGCCATGAATGAATTAGTGACCGAGCGCGACAAATTCTACTTCCAACAAAACCAACCCCAAGCCTGGACCGCCCGGATCGGACATTATTAACAAACCCTCAACTCTCAACCCTCAACGCTCAACTCTCCAACATGCACCCTAACGTAAGAACAACCAACCGCCAGAACGGCAGCGTCCTCATCGCCAACACGACCCAAGTGACCGGCGAATTCGTCAGCATCGACAGCCTGGACAACGCCACCAAATTCGAGGTCCTAACCGGCAACAACACCGGCATCGCCAACGTGACCAGTGGCAGCGCCACCGCTATCCCGAACGGCACGACGATCGACGGCATCTTCACCGCGATCAAATTGCACGCCGGGTCCGTCATCGCTTACCGCAAGTAGCCATGAGTGCCGAGCATTCCACACTTAGCACATTGGAGAGGGGACTGCTCGGCACAGTCGCCACCACCGGCACCGTTGCCGTGTCCTTCATGCAGACCCTCGAAGTCTACCTGCGCATCGCCGGCCTGGGCATCGGCCTAGCCATCGGCGTCGTCACCCTACTTTCAGTCATCCGGGACTACCGCCGGAAATTATAAGGAAAACAAAACCATGCGTAATATCAAAACGACCATCCTCGGAGTCATCACCATCCTCATCTCGGCTTTGACCGTGGTGAAGAGCGTCCTCGAAGGCACGCCCGTCGGCGACCTGGCAATGCACCTCGCCGCCATCACCGCCGGCTGGGGACTCATCGTCGCCAAAGACGGCACCGCCCGCCTCTAAGACGAACGATGAAACCGCAAGCCGACCAGGTAGGGCGGGGCCTCCGGACCCGCCGCTGCCTCCAAGTCTCAGCCCTCGCGCTCATCGCCCTCTTGGGGAGCGGATGCGTGACGGTCGGCTACGACTTCATTAGGCAGCAAGCCACCGTCACGTTCGACGCGAAGACTGTCAAAGAGCCGACCAAGTGATCCCTAAAAGCCGACCACAACAAAAGCGCGACGAGACGCTGAAGCAGCTCAAGGCTGCCAACGTCAGCGATCCGGTGTGCTTGGTCGGCATTCGTGGCTACTACCGGGACAGCATGGGCGCGACCGGCAAGAACGACCGAGGCATCTACGACGACGCCATCATCCTTGTTTCGCCCAATGTCCACGCCGCCTTCAACGCCAACGTCGATCCGGCCCGCAGCGGGAAGAACCCCAAGGTCGGCAAGGGATACGCATCCCTCAAGTCAGGTGTCTACCGCTACAAGCTGGGCAAGCACGGCATTCGGAGCGGCACCCCTTACAAGGCTCTGGTGCAGGGCGATGCAGTCACCGTCCAGCGCGATGGCGGCAAGGAAGAGACCGGCCACTTCGGCATCAACATCCATCGCGGCGGAATAACCCGCACGAACAGCGAAGGCTGCCAGACCCTGCCGCCCGCCCAGTGGCCCGCCTTCATCTCCCTCGTTGAGTCCGAGATGAAAAGGAACAACGCAAAGACCGTCAGCTACGTCCTGACCAGCCGCAAAGACATTTCCTAAACCTCTCAACCCTCATCTCTCAACCCTCAACTACCCAATGGCCAAAACAATCGGACAACTAACCCAAGCCACAACCCTCGCATCCGGCGACGAGTTCGTCATCGAGCAAAGCGGACTGACCAAGCGCATCGCAGCCTCCGTTGTGCGCGGCGGGCTGGTCAATGCGGACATTGATGCGGCGGCGGCGATCGCCTTCAGCAAACTCGCCGCTCTCGACAGCGCCAACCTCCTCGTCGGAAACGGCAGCAACGTGGCGACTAAGGTTGCTGTGACTGGCGATGTGACGATCAGCAATGCTGGTGTGACGGCGATTGGAAGCAGCAAGGTTGTCACGGCGATGGTCAATAATGGCGCAATTACTGCGGCCAAACTTGATGGAGTGCCCAAAGACAACAGCGGGAACGATCTAAGTGTTGGCTCAATGCCAGCCTTTGCGTGTCGCGCATGGGTGAACTTTGACGGAACAAGCTCTGTTGTTGTTGGAGCCGAAACACGCTGCACAATTCGCGCCTCTGGCAATGTCAGCAAGGTGGTCCGCAACGGCACTGGTGACTACACCGTCTTTTTCTTAACCGCGATGACAGATGCAAATTATGTTGTTGTTGCTTCGCATGGCAATGGAGCGGGTTCTGGCGCCTTTAGCTTCAACGCGCCGTTTGGAACGCCAACAACTTCTGGCGTAAGGATTGCCTCCACGACAGTTGCTGTTCCTCCGGTCCTGACAAACGCGGACTATGTAAATGTCGCCATTTTCCGATAACCACTAAATGCCCCTAGAAAGCCCCATCCTCCGCGACGGTGACGCCGGATTCGCAGGCTATGCCTCGCGCATCAATCCGGTTGCGCTGCCTGCTGGCATGCTCCAGCTCTCGGAGAACATGCGTCTGGATCGTGGAGTGGCGGTGACGCGCAAGGGCGCGAAGCGCATGGCGGATGATATCAGCGTGGCCAGCTCGCCGCTCACGGTTCCCTTTGTGCTCAACCCTGCGCCGAATGCGCCGGTGGTGCAGAGTGTCTATTCCGGCGGCATCTTTGCGGCCAGCGTCTACCGCTCGCCGGATCAGGTGCAGAGCGCCGAGATCGTTGTGCTGGCGGGCGGCGACCGTGCTTACACGATCCTGCTAGACGACAACCAATCCTTTGCCGGTGTCTGGGCGGGCGGCTTTCTGGTCACGGCCGTCTCGCAGGGCAGCGAGGAGATCGTAGACGAGAACGGCGACACCATCGTCATCAGCGTGCTCCCGCAGGAGCTGGGCTACCCGACCTCGCCGGACGAGGTCATCGAGCCGACTGACACGGTCTCCATGGTGCAGGCCAACGACCGCCTCTATCTCTTCCGCGAAGCCGATGCCTCGCGCCCCGGCTGGGTCATCAAAAACGTGACGACCGGCGGCATAACTGTGGCGTCCACCACGGCGACCGTCAACCTGACCGGCCACGCCTTCCCTGCCGGTGCCCGCGTGCGCATCGAGGGGAGCAATGTCGCGGCCTTCGACGGCGTGGAATACGACATCGCCACGTCCTCTACCAACAGCTTTACCATCACCGTGCCGAGCGGCACCGCGACCGACGCCACGACGAGCGGACGCACCATCCGCCGAGTGAAGGCACCTTTATACTGGGACGGCGTCACCACAGCCTTTGTCCGCAGCCCCGCAGGCGTGGCCGCCGCTGGTGCGACCTACAAGACCATGCGCTCAACGCCTTGGGGCACCTACGTCAACAACCGGCTGGTGCTTCCTGACGGCAAGAACAACGTGCTCATCAGCGATATCTTGGACGCCAACACCTACGATCCCTACTGGCAGTCCTTCCGCGCCGGTGCGGGCAGCAATGACTTCGTTGTCGCGGTCCATCCGTGGGTGGAGAACAGCTTCCTCGTCTTTTGTCGCAAGAGCATCTGGTTGGCCGAGGTCAACCAATTCGCCAGCGTGGACGGCGCCTCTACGGCCATCGACACCGCCCTCAGCAAGCTCACACTCCTCACCGACGAGGTCGGCTGCGCGGCCCGCCGGTCCATCGCCACGGCGGGGCAGTTTGTCTATTTCCTCAGTGACTCCGGTGTCTACCGCCTCGACAGCCGCCTCGACTTGAAGCTACGCGGCGACACCAAGCCGCTCTCGGACCCCATCGCCAACCAGCTCGACGACCTCAACGCGACCCTGCTCAAGAACTCGGTCGGCCTTTGGTATAGCAACCGCTACTACCTTGCCGTCCCGCTGGCCGATGCCGACAACAACAACGGCGTCTTCCTCTACAATGCCTTGAACGACCAGTGGGAAACCCGCGACATCTACGGCTTCGGCGTGGACGATTTCGTAGTCGCCACCCGCGCCAACGAGCGCCGCCTCTTTGTCAGCAACAAGGCCGGTCGTCTCATGCTCCTCGACGAGATCGAGGAAGGCGACCAGTCGCCCGACGTGGAGGCCGATGTCATCACGCCCGTCCCCGGCCGCATC